GGCGGCGACACCTACCGCATCCGCACGATCACGGACGAGAAGAACGAGCAGGGTACCGCCATCACCTCCGTGTACGCCGAGGCTGCCTTCTATGACCTTGGATTCTCGACCAAGAAAGCCGAGATCACCTTCAACGCGGATACCGCTGACGTGCCGATGGCGTACGCACTGCAGGACACCGGCTGGACGGTCGGAACCGTCAATAAGCGCACCAAGCGTACATGGACTTGTCAGGAGAAGAACGCTCTGGCGATTCTGCGGAAAGTGCAGGACCTGCATGGCGGCGATCTGATTTTCGACAACGCCAACAAGACCGTGAGCCTGCTGACGTTCAGCGGCACGGACTCCGGAGCGCTGTTCTGCTACAAGAAGAACATGAAGTCCATCAAGCGCGTGATCGACACGCAGAGCCTTATCACCCGGCTCTATGCCTACGGCAAGGACGGCATGACGTTCGCGTCCATCAACGACGGCAAGGAATATGTGGAGGACACGACCTACACGAACGAGATAAGAGTTTCTACTCTGGATTGCTCGAACTTCACGAATCCGTATCAGATGCTGGAGTACGCCGAGATGCGGCTTGCGGATTACGCCGCGCCGAGGATTTCCTATGTGCTGAACGCGATGGATTTGTCTGTGCTGACAGGCTATGAACACGAAAGCTGGAAGCTCGGCGACATCGTGACGGTAAAAGACGATGAACTGAACATCAGCGTCAAGACGCGCATCGTCCGCCGGGAATACAACCTGCTCGAGCCGTGGAATACTGTTCTGGAGCTGTCCACCACACTCAGGGAACTCGGCGACTCCTCCTCGCAGTGGGACGCCGCAGCGGACATGCTCTCCGGCGCTGACCTCGTCGACAGCCAGGAGATGAAAGACCTCGTGCCGTTCAACCACCTGCGCAATTCCCGCGCGGATTCAGGTCTCAACTACTGGGAGAACTCCGGTTTTGAAGTCGATACTGAAAACGGCGTATCCGGCACGGCATCCTTCAAGTGCGAAGGAGCGCTCAATACGACGAAAAGCCTGACGCAGACCGTCACTCCGGCAAACCGCGACAGCTACACCTTCTCCTGCCAGATCGCGTCCGATGATCTCAAGATGGGCGACAACGGACAGGTCGGCGTAGAGGTGACCTTCGAGTATGAGGACGGCACGACCGAGACGCGGTTCATCGATCTGATTTAAGGAGGCTGCTATGGCGAGTTTTACTCATGTTGCACAAGCGGTCAGCCCTCAGAACGGGCGAGTCAAGAAGATCCGCATTCGCGTCTGCGTGACCGACTGCACAGGCACGATATACATAACCGACATGTTCCTGCAGGGCGGCTCCATTGCGACCGGCTGGGTGGGACACGTTTCAGAGATTCAGTGGACGCAGGACGGTGACTGATATGCTGATATTCACACGCTTTACAGAAACGATTGATAAGAAGGAAAAGAAACGAGTTGTCAGCGTCACTGTCAAGCTGATGGTCGCCAACTGCACTGGAACCGTCTGGTTCACCGACCTCATGCTGCAGGAAGGCGCAATGCTGTCCGGGTATGTCGTTAACACCGAGACAACGCAAAAGAAGTACGCTACCGGCGACGAATACGCAGTCACGGGAAAACGGTTCTTCAACGGCATCGTACGCGGCAGCGCGACCTGCATCATCTTCAACCTCGGCAAGACATCGACCGGACTTGACTGGAAGATTTATCCGAATCAAAACATGAAAGCCGGGAGCGTTTCACTTGCCCTCGGTGCCGGAGCGCACAAGGCAACATTCACGGATTCCGCGAAAGCTGGCGACGAACTTGACATTCTCGCTTCAAGCCGAAAGTGCCTGAAAAACGGAACTGCCACAAACAAAGACGGCTTCTTCCAGTACTCCGCCGCGGGCGACAGCAAGCACCCGGTGACTGTCGAGGAGAAGAAGTCGGCACGGCTGTATGTGGAGTTTCAGGAGATGGAGGATGGTGATGTGATATGAGTCTGGATATTCTCAAAGGCCGCAAGTGCATGGTCTGGACGTTCATGGGAAATGCCCGCATGTACACCGCGCTGAAGAATTACGGAGACCGCCTCTCGCAGGTAGGTCTCTTTTCTTTTAAGGTCGACGCGACCGGAACGATAACCGAATCCGGCGTGGCCATCAGCGACATGCTGACGTATATCAATAAGTATCCGCACATCACATGGCTGCTAACGGTCCGCAACGACGGCACATCAAGCGTCTTCACAGCTCTCCGGGAGAATACCGACGGAGCGCAGGATAAGTTCCTCACCGAGCTGGTGCGGATCATGGAGAAGTATCCGTGGTGCGCTGGAGTCGACATCGACCTTGAGCGAGGTGGCGATTACTCCACGCACGCAAAATCCACAGCCATGTTCCGCAACATCTGGAACGCAGTCAAAGACTACGATTCTTCGAAGAAGGTCAACATCTGTCTTCCCGGAATGAACTCTGTCAACGGCTCGGTCGGCGGAGAGAACTGGTGCGTATATGCCGACCTGAACCCATACTGCAATACCGCGGCCATAATGAGTTATGGAATGGCGTGGGCCGGAAGCGCTCCGGGGCCTGTCTCTCCGAAGGACTGGCTTGACGGCATATACGATTACGTGGTCACCGCGATGAAGCCGGACAAGGTGTTCATGGGACTTCCGGCTTACGGCTGGAACTGGCAGATTTACGATACGCCGGAGAACCTCGGCAAGAGCTATCGCGGAACGTCCAACACCTACTACGCCGCAAAAAACTGGATGACGGGCAAATACAACTTCACGGACGACGCCGCACCGCAGCCGTTCATTCCGATCCTCGCGTACTGGGACGACTACAACAATGTGCCTTACGCCTTTCCTCAGGTCTACGACTTTGCGGAAGGGCAGGACGCTTCGAGCTACGACTATCCGCTGATGGACGGAACATACAACCGGCGCAGGTACCTCACCGCCTACAGCAAAACGCAGAAGACGTCGTTTGGCACGATTTACGTGGATCATGACGGAACGCCGGATAGCTACACTGGCATTGTCTCCTCAGAGAACGGCATCGCGGTCATGGGCGACAAGGGCGAAGCAACCTACAGCTTTTCGGTTTCAAGTGCTGGAACCTATGATATCGCCGTCCGGCTCTGCTATCCCTTCTGGGACAAGAACGGCATCTATGTGTCGATTGACGGAACGCAGAAGCATTTCACCGAGTCGCGGCTCTGGTGGCCGTACTGGCGCAGTACCTTCTGGGCAAGTCTTGCCGATGGTATATCTCTGTCAGTCGGAACACACACAATCACGGTTTCAGTTGATGTGAAAGGCGTGCAGTTCTACGGGTTCCGTGTCTGTTCTACTTTCAGTGAGGAACCGTCCGCCGGAGCTGCTTCATTCATGCTTTCTCCGCGCCACTTTATCGACGTGGACGGGAACGAATGCCAGCCGGACAAGGGCTTCAAGCTCACAACCGAGGTCCTGCGCCGCAAGCCTGACTCCGCGCTCATCTGGTACGAGGATTTCGAGGACTACGGCATGCTCGACACCGGGTACTGGAACATCATATCCGGCTCGTGGAAGGTCTGGCGTTCGGATGAATATTCCGAGAACCGCGTTTATTCACAGCTTGACGGCAGCGGACAGTTTGCGTGGAACTACGACGGATTCAAGGACATCCACCTTCGGGCGCGTCTCGCGTTTCCGGCAGGAAGCACCGGCAAGGCGGGAATCTTCTGCGGCAGTCTTTTCTGCTGCCTGAACTACAACAGTCAGGCCGTGGAGCTGTGGAACGGGAGCACCAAGCTCGGCAGCTACTCGCAGCCGATTCAGCAGACGCCATCATCCGATCTGAGAACTGATCCGACAACCTACACCATCGAAATGCGGATCAGAGGCAGTACCGTGCGCGTCTATTCCGGCGCGTCCAACGCGCTCAGGTTCACGACGACGGTCAGCGGATTCTCAGGAGGAACCGCAGGATACCAGTCCGACCAGAGAACAGTCTGTGAACTGCTCCGTATGGGCGACGCATGGACCTATGAGCCTTATGAGCGGTTCGATGTCACCTTCCCGGACGGTTCGGTTACACAGTACGGCAGAATCAGTCGAAGCAACGTCACCTGGGACGAGGAGTTTCAGGTGTTCACGCTGACTGCGGATATTGAGGAATCCGCGACAAGGTCCGACTCCATTTCAATGGACTACGAGTTCTACCACTCCGCGCAGCTCGACCTCGAATGCGGAAACGACTATACGATTACGGTCACGCCGAAGGACATCGACATCTGGATATCGCGGCTCTTCCTCGGCGACGCGGACGGATTTTCCATCCTCTACTATCAGGACGTGGACTCGCTCGTCTACTGGGCGAATCAGGCAGCGTACCACTGGGGACTCCGCGGAATCGCGATCTGGTCGCTCGGACAGGAGGATTTAAGGCTCTGGGAGGCATTGCCGAAACAGACCGACACTTCATAACTTCATAGATCACACAGTTTTCCAAGGCTGTCAGCACAAAGCTGGCGGCCTTTATTTTTACCCAAAATCAAAGGAGGGACATATTGATGAAGGAATTCTGGAACACCATACAGCTCATCTTCGCCGCAGTCGGCGGATGGCTGGGCTACTTCTTAGGAGGATGTGACGGACTGCTGATCGCGCTGATCATCTTCGTGGTCTGCGACTACATCACCGGCGTGCTCTGCGCCATCGCGGACAAGAAGCTCTCGAGCGCGGTTGGATTCAAGGGCATCTGCCGCAAAGTGCTGATCTTCATTCTGGTCGGCATCGCCAATATTCTCGACATCCACGTACTCGGCCACGAGGGCGTGCTGAGAACAGCAATCATCTTTTTCTATATCAGTAATGAGGGCTTGTCCCTGACCGAGAACGCGGCGCATCTCGGGCTGCCGATACCCGGCAAGCTCAAAGATGTGCTGGAACAGCTTCACGACAGAAACGACAAGGAGGAACAGTAATGGCATACAAAGGAATCGACGTATCCGTCTGGCAGGGAAACAATATCGACTTTGCCAAGGTCAAATCATCCGGCATTGATTTCGTGATCATCCGCGCCGGATACGGAAACGGAAACAAGGACAAGTATTTCGACAGCAACTACAGCAAGGCGAAGGCCGTAGGGCTTCACGTCGGAGCGTACTGGTACAGCTACGCCACGTCCGCCGCCGGAGCGAAGCAGGAAGCGCAGGCTTGCGCCAAGGTTCTCTCCGGCAAGCAGCTCGATTATCCGGTCTATTTCGACATCGAGGAGAAGTCGCAGCTTTCCAAGGGACGGGATTTCTGCTCAAGCCTCATCACGGCATTCTGCATGGAGCTTGAGAGCCGCGGTTTTTACGCTGGTTTCTACACCTCGCTTTCCAGCCTGAACTCCGTGGTATCGGACGCCGTGAAGAAGCGTTTCACCGTCTGGGTGGCGCAGTGGTCTGGCAAGTGCAGCTACTCCGGCGCTTACGGAATCTGGCAGTATTCGTCCAAAGGCAAGGTCAGCGGTATCGGCGGGAACGTCGATATGGACTACTCCTACATCGACTTTCCGGCGACGATCAGGAGCGGCGGATTCAACGGCTACGGCAAAGGAACCGCGTCCACCAGCACGACGACCACAACCGCGAAGAAGTCCGTTGATGAGATTGCTTCAGAGGTTATCGCCGGGAAATGGGGCAACGGCTCCGACCGTAAGAACCGCCTGACCGCAGCCGGATACGACTACAGCGCCGTGCAGGCGAAGGTCAACGAGAAGCTCGGATCTGCTGCCAAGAAGACGACGGCAACCTACTACACGGTTCAGCGAGGTGACACGCTCTCCGGCATCGCGAAGAAATACGGCACGTCTGTGTCCGCGATCCAGAAGCTGAACAGCTCGCTTATCAAGAACGTGAATCTCATCCAGGTTGGATGGCGGATTCGCGTGAAATAACCTCATCACATCTTATAGCCCACTGGCATTCCCTTATCGGGATTGTCGGTGGGCCTATTTTTTTGCTCTGCGACCGGAAAAACAGGCGGTTTGGCTACATAGCCGGTGAAGGGGAGAACCCTCAGACGGTTAGGAGGTCAAACGATGACGAATGAACAGAAAATGAAAATAGCGGCCATGCGTGACGACGGATACAGCTACGTTGATATTGCGAATGAAATCGGAGTATCGGAAGGAACGGTGAAGTCGTACTGCCGCCGTAATGGACTGATGAGAAAGCGAACCAATGCGGAGAAGCAGGATATCCGTCACTGCCTGTTCTGCGGAAAAGAGGTCATACAGAATCCCGGACGCAAGGAGAAGAAGTTCTGCTCGGACACCTGCCGGAGCAAATACTGGAACAAACATCTCGCCGAGGTGAACCGCAAATCCATGCGGACGTATGAATGCGCCTACTGCCATAAGCCATTCAAGGCATATGAGAGCGCCGGTCGGAAATACTGCTGCCACGAGTGCTACATCGAGGATCGGTTCGGAGGTGAGTACCGTTGACGGAGGAAGAAATGAAAAGGGAAAAGCTCTACGAAGTCACGATGAGCCACGCCAGAAAGATGCTCTCGGAAGGTCTTATCACCGAGGAGCAGTATGGCATATTTGATACAAAAATGCAGGAGAAATACCAGCCTGTTTTCGGCACATTATTCTCCGACATTCGCTTGACTTACAGGGGCTAAAGAGTGATGTATGGTAGCTGAAAGGAGGGCTGAAACATGCCAAAAATCAAGAAAATTGAGGCGTCGGAGCAGGCCGTCAGACCGAGGAAAAAGGTCGCAGCTTACGCTCGCGTCTCTAAAGCGACAGATCAGCTCATGCATTCCCTTTCGGCTCAGATAAGCTACTACAGCAATCTCATTCAGAGCAATCCGGAATGGGAATACGCAGGCGTTTACGCGGACGCCGGAATCACGGGCACGAGCGTCGACGCAAGAAAGGAATTCCAGAGAATGGTCGCTGACTGCGACGCTGGGAAAATCGACATTGTGCTGACCAAGAGCATCAGCCGGTTTGCCCGGAATACCGTCGACCTTCTGGATACGGTTCGGCATCTGAAAGAAATCGGCGTTGAGGTGCGCTTCGAACGCGAGAACATCAATACCATGTCGGGCGACGGAGAGCTGATGCTTACAATCCTCGCGTCATTCGCCGAAGCTGAAAGCAGCAGCCTGTCGCGGAACATCAAGTGGGTGATCAAGAAGAAATACGAGAACGGCATCGTTCATACGCACCAGAACATGCTCGGCTACCGCTGGAGGGGTGACGACCTCATCATCAAAGAGGATGAAGCAGAAGTTGTCCGCCGGATCTACAGCGACTACATTGACGGCAAGACGGTCGGCTGCATTCAGAGGGAGCTTGCAGCAGAAGGTTTCATCGGACTTCGCGGCAAGCCAGTCTCTACTCCCGGAATCATACGGGTGCTGACAAATGAGGAATACACCGGTTCCATGCTTTTCCACAAGCAGTATACCTACGCGCCGAAGAAGGAAAAATACAATCACGGCGAAAAGGCAATGTACCGGATTGAAAATCATCACGAGCCGATTATCTCATCTGAGACATTCGAGCTGGTGCAGAAGCTCAGAGCGGAGCGGAAGAAAAAAAACACACAGCGCAGCGAGGAATGCGCCTGCTTCTTGGGAAAGGTCGTCTGCGGCGAGTGCGGATACAGGATGGCACCGCACACAGCTTACAACAGGGGCAACCGAAGAAAGCGGTATACATTCGTCTGCAACAACCGTCACGCCAACGGCAAGGATGCCTGCGACAATCCGTGGTACGCCAAGAGCAAACTGGACGCTGCCTGCGCAGAAGTACTCGGGCAGGAGAATTACGAAGACAAGTTTACGGCTGAAATAAAGGAACTCCGGATTTACAAGGATCATCTTGAATTCGAGTTTAAGGACGGGAGGAAGATTAAATGGCAAAAGTAAAGAAAATCCCGGCTACCATCAGCCGGGTGACGGCGGAGCCGCTTGGCTCTGTGAAGAAGCGCCGGGTCGCTGGCTATGCCCGAGTTTCAACGGACAACGAGGAACAGCAGACGAGTTACGAGGCGCAGATGGATTACTACAGCAAGTACATCGCCTCGCGTGACGACTGGGAGTTCGTGAAGATGTACTCGGACGAAGGCATCTCAGCAACGTCCACCAAGCACCGCGCCGGATTCAACGCCATGATTGACGATGCGCTGGCCGGAAAGATTGACCTCATCATCACGAAGAGCATCTCAAGATTTGCCCGGAATACGGTCGATTCACTTACGGCAATCCGAAAACTGAAGGAAAACGGCACGGAGGTTTTCTTCGAAAAGGAGAACATCTGGACCTTTGACGCCCGCGGCGAATTGCTTATCACCATCATGTCGAGCCTCGCGCAGGAAGAATCCCGGAGCATTTCCGAGAACACCACCTGGGGCAGACGCAAGGCGTTTGCGGACGGCAACTACAGCCTGCCTTGGAAAAGCTTCTACGGCTACGACAAGGGCGAGGACGGAAAGCCGGTCATCAATCCGGAGCAGGCGGAGGTCATAAGGCTCATCTACAAGCTCTTCCTTGAGGGCTATTCCGCTCAGGCCATTGCGAATACCCTGTACGACAAAGGCGTCAAAAGCCCGATGGGCAAGGACATGTGGAACACCTACAACATCATGTACATCCTGCAAAATGAGAAAATGTGCGGGAATGCCCTTCTTCAAAAGAAATACACCGAGTCGTTCCTGACGAAAAAGCAGATTAAAAATAACGGCGAGATTCCGCAGTATCTGGTTGAAGATGACCACGATGGAATAATCGACAAGCGGACATGGGAGCTGGTGCAGGCCGAGGTGCAGCGCCGCAAGGGCAAGCACTACAGCGGCGTGAGCATTTTCTCCTCGAAGATTATCTGCGGAGAATGCGGCGGGTACTACGGCTCAAAGGTGTGGCACAGCACGGACAAGTACCGCCGGGTCATCTGGCGCTGCAACCACAAGTACAAAGGAAAGAAGTGCGAAACGCCGCATCTGACCGAGGACGAGATTAAAGAGCTGTTCGTCAAGGCGCTGGGTGAACTGCTTTCCGACAAGGACGAGGTCATCGAAAACCTGACGATTTTGCGGGAAGCGGTGTCCGATACTTCGGAGCTTGAGACGCAGCTGACGGAAGCTGAAACGGAGATGGCACTGCTTGCCGAAATGGTGCAGGAGGCGGTTTCCGAGAACGCGCACAAGGCGCAGGACCAGAATGCCTACGCCGAGAAGTACAACGGCCTCGTCAGCCGCTACGATGAGCAGAAGAAACTGCATGACGAGCTGTCAGACCGAATAGCCGCCGTCAAGGCAAACGACAAGCAGATGGAGGAATTTATCCAAGAGCTGCAGAACCTTGACGGCGTGGTCTCCGAATTTGACGAGAACCTCTGGAGCAGCCTGGTCGATCACGTCACCGTGATGAAAGACAAGAAGGTCATCTTTACCTTCAAAGGCGGGACGGAGATTACTGTCTGA